GCGGCGGCCACGAGCAACGAAATATTCGTCAGCGTTGGAGATTCCGCGGTGTGCGCGTGCGCGGCGGAATCCGCCGCCATCGGAGAGGTGCTAGTGTTCTCTAATGGTATGAACGAGACGGTATCATCAAACCGCCAGCCAACGGACGTGTAGCGGTCTAGGCCAATGCCTAGACCCACACCCCTAGCGCGTAGCAGGTTGCTGAGGTCTGACACGCTGCTACATCACGCAGCCGCGTTGGTCGCGTAGAGAATGCCGCCCGCCGTGATCGCCGTCGTCGCTGGCGCGGGCAGCACGAACAGCGCGAGACAGGCATTGTCGATGATGCGTGGTGCGAGGTTCCTTTCCGTCAACCACGTGAACGGCAGCAGGATATTGATGATCGGGAACGCCATGACGCCGATGGGATGTCCGATGACGAAGTTGAGCGTTCCCGTTGCGACGCTCGCCGAGCAGCGCATCTGCGCGAGATCCTTCACGCCAACATCTCCCGCCGCGAGTGGAGCGAACCAGTTCTGTACCGGCATATCGAAACGATCCGCGATTGTCGCGACGCCACCGGGATTCCCTGCCAGCACAGGCATAACCGTGTTGTCCGTGTCGGCCTGATTGCGGTACAAGCATTCGTTGGCACCGCCCGCGACGCCCCAGTTGTGCACGGTATTCGCGTACGCCGTCGCGCCGACTTCCATGAACAGGAAGTTGCCGCCCGCGTATTCCGCATTGGTCGTCGTGCTTGATTGATACCGCGTCGGCACTCCCGTCACCGATTCATTCGCCACGCTCGCGATGGTCTTGGCGACGGAGTAGAGGCGGTCGTACAGCATGAGCGCATTGTTGATAACTGAGCAGGAGAAGTCCGCGCCCGTCAAATGCAGCGTCCCGGCGGCTGGATTGTTGTAGGGCATCGCGCCAGTGTCCGACTTCACATGAGCAGTTCCCGCGCCCGCCGCCGCGCCTGCTCCCCCCGCTGCCGGGGAGTTACCCACGCGCCAGAGCGAGTGAGCCGAACCCACCACTTGTGTCGGCCCGGCCTTTTGGATGTTCCCGCCGAGCGGCTGCGTATACCCCTGCGAGGCGCGCGACAACGCATCGCTGATGGATGAGAAGCCTGCGTTCAACAGCGCGGGATTCGTCCGGCCCAGTTCACGCCACGCACGCCGCAATCGGTCCGCCACGAAGTCCGCATAGGTCGCGAACATCCCGTGCTCAAATGGACCGACGAACTCCCCGCCTGCCGCGACGCGCACGCTGCCCGGAACGTCCAGCAGGTGAACGGGTGGACCATACCAATCGCGAAACTGATGGCTGAGGTATTCCACCTTCTCGGTGCCGAGCCAGCGCTCCAAGCGATCAGAGTGAACGGGGCGCAGCTTCACGCCATCTTGGAATCGAATGGTGCGGCGATGTTGTGAAGGCATTGCTAACTCCTCACGTCGGGTCTGCGATTTCGACCTTCCACGCCGGAATCGTCACCGTGCCGCCGGAAGTAAGTACCTGCGAGGTGCAAGTGGTCACGTACAGGAGCGTGGTGCCGCTGTGGATCGCAATGTGAGTGGCCGTGCCGTTGGCGTCAATCGCCACCGCGGACTTCTGCGCAAAGGTGAACTTGCGCCCGCTGCCGTCACCGTTCGCCTTCGTAATGTCGCCACCGGCCATTCCGACATCCGCGAGCTCGACGGCGGCGATGCCTGCGTAGTTCGCGGGCTCACCGCTGCACACCGTCTCGGTCGTGACCACTGCGATGATCGCATCGGCCATTGCGTCAAGGATTGCGTCTGGGGTTGCCTTTGCCATTTCTTAGCCCACCTTCGTCTTGCTGGGATGCGAACCGGGCTGCACCGCGAGTGCGACCGGGGTTGTGTCGGACGTTCCGGTCTCAAGACCGTCGGCAGTCGCCCAGCCGTGCTTGCAGAAATACGCCGCCTCATCGTCCTCCAACATCCGGCGCTCGCCGGGGTAGAAGGTCTTGGAGTCGTGCTTTGCGAGCGCCTTGATCTCAACCATCTTCATCTGCTTCTCCTGTCCGCTCAACGCGGATTGATTGTGAACCGTCGAATGTACCCTTGGTCGTCTCGTTCTGTGATCTCAACCTCGTAAGAGGATGGCTGCGACGGCATCACCACCAACTCCGGAGGCGCAACATGCACGGTCGGATTCGCCGCAGCAACGTTTACCACCGGGGCCAGCTGCTCCGGGACGTTGACGTTGACGACCGGGGGCGCGGCCTCCGGGACGTTGACGTTGACGACCGGGGGCGCTGCCTCCGGGACGTTGACGTTGACGACCGGGGGCGCTGCCTCCGGGACGTTGACGTTGACTTGCGCGGGCGGCGTCTGTCGCACCGCCTCCGCAACGTTCTCGACGGAGGAGGCCAGATCTTGGATCTGCCCCGCGACCAGTGCTGCGTCATTGCTCATGCCGCAAGCGCCTCATCGAACGCGCGCGTCAGGTACTCCAACAGCTCCTTGGCTGCGTTGCCTTGATCTTCCGAGGAAGGTGGATCTGCCGCGGGAGGCGGCGGGGTCGAGGCTGGCGTTGGCGTTGGCGTCTGCTCAAAACTGGCCAACGGCGTGATCATCGCGCTGACCTGCGCCGGGGTCAGCAGCGGGAACGCCGCCGAAATTGTTGCACGCGCCGACTCCGCAGGGATCTCGCCTGCCGCTGCCGCAACAATCAAAGCCTGTAGCGCCGCGACCTGCGCACCGTTCATGACTGAGGCTTGGATGTTGGTATCGTTCGTGACTTCCTTCGTGTCCCGAGCATACAGCGCGCCCAGCGCATAGTTCTGCTGCTGCATGTACGGCGTATCGCCGCCCGTGACCGGGGCATAATCCTCCTTTCGGCGCGCCTCATTCGGCGACAGCCATCCGCCCGCGATTGCGTCGGAATGCGACTTGAAGCGGGTCGCGGTATCCATCCGCAGCAACCCATCCAGATCCAACTCCGTCCCGAGCGCGGGCGGCAGCAGCAGCCCCTCATCCAGCGACAGCTCCTGCGATTCGATCAACGACTGGAGGCATTGCGAGTAGTACTGCTGGTTGAGCGCCTCAATGTTGTTGTACGCGGGCATCGGCCCGGTCCCGATCATGTACGGCGGAACGTGGAAGCATGAGCACACCGTCTCCGCGGAGAACTTCAGCTGCTCAATCAGCTGCGCATCGACGGCGTTCACCGTCAACCTCTCATACTTCAGATCATCGCCCACGACGGCGACGCGCCCCGCGTTCTCGCCGGTGAAATTTTCCTCCCAATACGCCTTCAGCCGCGCCGCCGTATCGTCGCCAATGGATCCGGGGGCGGTGAGGATGCCGCCCGGTTGCGACTGGTTGGCGAAGAATCGCGAGCTGTTGCGCTGGATGTTGACGCCTTGCATCGCGGCAAGGCCGCAAGCGTAGATTGGCGTGACGCCGACCAATGGGTGAAACAGCGTCACCATTGGGTCGTGGATTATCTCGCGCGCAGGGATGATGATTTGCTGGCGAATGTCCGCCATCCGGTCATCCTTCAGCTCATAGAACACGCTGCCGTCATCCGCCACCAGCGGCAAGACGCGCATCGGGTCCAACACATACATCGCCACGACGTTCCCGCGCGCATCGCGGACCTTCAAGACGTAGGCATTGCCGTGGAGCAGCTTGCTAGTAATCCATTGCTCAAGGAACTTGATGCGGGTCTGGTAGTGGTTGGGCTTCCGCAGCAAGTCGGAATAGGCAGGTGACTGCGTCTCCTCCCACAATCCGTTTGGCTTCTGGGCGACCAATTTGATGCGTAGCTTGCCGATGTCCTGCGCGATGAGCGTGACGCAGGCGTACACCGCGGAGTAGGACAGCACAGTGTCGCGGTCGATGGTGACATTGGACTGCCAAGCGCCCGCGAATGATTCAAATATCCGATACCAGCCGCGATCATTCGGCGGCAACATCGACTTCTGCTGCGTGACCGCGGCGCGGCGAATTTCCATTCCAAGGATACGCACTGCGTTACCCTTCCGCCGTCATATCGCGGCGGCGATAAATGCGTTTGCTGCGGGTCGGACGGGGCTGTGCCTCCGTTTCCACGCGCGCAGCGACGCCCAACAACACGAGGATGTTGGCGTCAGTCTCAATCTCCTCAAACTCATCCCCGGGGGCGTAGCGCCCAAGCCGCTTCACCGCTCTCAACTTGACTTTGGCCATCGCTTGCTCCTCTCCCGGTTTAAATTCCGGCCCGGGGATCGCCCCGGGCCGGAACCATCCGCACTGCTTGGGTGAGGATTAGGCGTTGTACGCCGCCGCCACGATCATCGCAGCTGCCGCCGCACGGCGCTTCTTCCAGTTGATCACACGTTCCGCCCGCAGCGCGACGCTGTTGGTCTGGAACATGGACACGAGAGAAGCCCCGGTGCCGTTGGTGCCGTTCTGCTGCAGCGACCCGTCCAGCATCTCCAGCGACGCTTCCTTGGAAGCGTCGATCTGGATGCCGCCATCGTCCGCGAGGAACACGTCATCCGCGTTCACGAGGATGATCGGCGAGCCGCTGGAGTCCGCGACTTCCGTCATGTACTCGGACGTGATGACCGGGAGGCCCACGAACGTGCCGCCGTTCATCGTCAGCCCCGGGAAGGCGGGCTGGCCCAGCGCGTTCTGCATCAGCGAGATTGCCAACGCATTGGTCGCCGACATGATCCAGACGCCGGTGGTCGGGGTCAGGTTGTTGGCGATGAACTGCTGCATGATCGACTGCACGTCGGCCCGCACCGCAGCCGCGTCCGTTCCGCTCGCCGTGATACCAACGAGTCCGTTGGTGATCGAAGCGGGCGACACGTTGGCGGATTCGGCCTTGGCCGGGTCCACGAAGTCCACATCCAGCCGCGCCCGCAGCGCGTCCGCCAGTGCCTGACGCACGAGGAAGTCCGCGGACGGGTTGCTGAAGCGAACCAGCTCATCAGTCAGCACGGCGATGTTGGCGACCTTCGCCCAACGCAGCGTCACCTCGTCAAAGTCGAACTTGGTGAGCGGCTTGGGCTTGGCCTGACCAACCCAGTAGCCAGAGCCACCGGAAGTCTGACGGCTCATGCGCACGTTGAACGGGATCCGACGCAGCGACGGAACGCCGTTGGCGCCGAACTTGCCGATGATGGTCTGAGGACGCAGGAAGTCGATGAACTCGCTTGCCAGGTTCTCATACGTCACCAGCGGACCGGCCCACGTGCTGTCGATGGTCGTGCCCGCGGCCACTGCGGCCTTGAGGATAGACGAAACGCGCGGATTGTCGGGGAAGTGGGTCTTGGCGATCTCATGCGCGCGCATCGGGTCGCCTTTCGCGAGCACGAGGCAGCGCACATAGCGCGCGAACTCAAAGCCCTGCGGCAGCGTGTCCTTGCCCGCCGTGATGACCGGGTCACGACCGCGAGCCGCGGAACCACCACCCACCGACTGCACACCCGCGACCGGGGCGGCCTTGCTGGCCTGCGACTTCTCCAGCGCGCGCAGACGCACGAGGTGCTTGTCCACGCTCTCCGTCTCCTGCGCCAGCGTGTCGTACTCCTCCTGCTCGCTCTCATCGAGCGTGCGGCCCTCTTCAGCCGACTTCGACATGATCGCTTCCATGCGATCCGAGGATGCGAGGCGCTTGGCCTCAAATGCAGCGATCTGCTCTGCTACCGTTTTCATTTTGGTGCCCTCCGGGGCAAGAATAGTTGGAACCATTGTTGCCGAAGCGCCGGCAGGGAGAAGCGAAGCCAACCGGACCACGGGACGCGGATTGCCTAACGCGGCGCGCGCCTCATCGTCCAGAGACTTCACTGAAGTGATGGTCGCATCCATGTTCGCCGGGATTGTGACCAAGGACAACTCCATGATCTCAGTCTCGCCGAACTTGATGCCGCCATTGTCGAGAAACTCCATCGCGTCATTGAGCACGCGGAAGCCGATGCTGACCGCGCCAACGAGCCGATACTGCAGCGATTGAATCGCCTCCTCAATCCGATCCCGCAGCACGCCCGCCTCCTTCACCTTCGGGATCCGCGCCTCAAACGGGATCCCGTTGCGCGTCGCCTTTCCGAGCGCGGTTCGACCGATGGGCTTGCGTGAGTCGTGCTGCCAAAGCAGCGGGATGTCCGCGGCATAGCTCGCGCCCAGCGGGTCGATGATGTCGTTGACGCGATCCGGCTTGGGCGTCGTGGCGATGCCCTTGACGGTCCAATGCTCTGCGCCATCGTCCAGCGCCTTGACTTCGATCAGCGAGTATGCGCGCTTGAGCATGCTAGGCCACCGGCGCGTCAGGCACGACGTCATCATCCAGCTGCACGGACGCCTTCAGCGCCGCGAACGCATCCAGCACGGGCTGGGTGACCGTACCCTGATTGGCGACCGCGGCTTCAAGTGCCGCGATCTTCGCCAGCGTCTCCTCACGCGCCTTGTCGTTCTGCGCCTTGAGGTCGAGCAGGGCTTGGGCAAATTCTTCGTTGTTCATTAGGATTCTCTCCAGTTTGACATTGATCAGATGAAGTCCCGCGAACAGCCCGGGGATTCGGACAAAAGCGAAGCGTTTGCAGAAACTAAACACATCAACCGCACACCGCGACCACCACCGCGGACTTCGGCGGCTTGCTGAATACGACTGCGCTATTGGGAACTGAGTAGTACAGTGTGTTCCAGTTCTGTACTAGGACGGTACTACCGCACGCTGTTCCCAGCGGCACTGTACCGACATTGCGACCCAACATAACGCCATTCGGGTTCTCCTTAACCTCGTACACCATCGTCTGCGTCACGACCAGTCCGGACGGCGGATTGGGCTTTGTGGTAACGGTGACGGTGACGTTCGCGCTCCAAGTCGGCAACGTCACAACTTTGTTGACGGTTGGCGTGATGTCCGAATCAATCCCAGGTACGTTCGTCGCCTTCATCGCGAAGTACCAAGTGCCGGGAGCAAGCCCAGTTATCGTATGGGCATTGTCGGGTGCGGGAAGGACAAGCGGTGTGGCGGTCGGAACGCCCGCTGCTGTGGTGGCTTGGTACGCCTTGTATGACGCCAGATCCGTCAGCGGCGAGCCGTCAGTGTTCTGCGTCGGGGGCGTCCACGACAGATCCGCCCACCCGGATGCCGCAGTACACGTCAAAATGTAGTTCGCGGTCGCCGTCAGCCCAGTGATAACCTGAGAACCGGCGACTGCCTTCGCCCCGTTCCATGCTCCGGTGCCGGTACAGCTCGCTGCGCCGGTCGTGTTCCACGCGAGCGTGAAGGTGAGCGGACCGGGGCCGGTGTTGGGCGTGGCGGTGAAGGTGCCGGATGGATTCGGCGGACCGGCATTGGCGACTTGCGCGAAGGCGGCGACACCAAGCGCAAACAGAACGGCCATCACGATCAGCGTGGCTTTGATATAGTTGCGTTCGACCCAGTCACAGGTCTTGTTGATTCGCGTCATTAGCTTATCCTCGTGCCGTCAAGGTATGTCTTTGGGTTCGCGTCCTCATCATCCGCGATTCGCCCTTCTGCCACTATCTCTATCAATGCCGCTGTCTGCCTGATCAGCGACCAGAGCGCCTGGTTTTGCTCCTCCAGCGCCGTCGCCAGACGATTTAGCGCCGGGAGTAGGCAACTTGCCGATGAGGGCAGAAATTCTGGCGTGATTTCGGGATTCCAACCAACTCTGGAGTCGGCGTTTTCGCTCTGCGCATCCACAAGGCATTTTTCATCCTCTTGAGTCATCGTGCGCCACCCAACACCATCAAGCGGAACTGCTTGGGCTCCTCCTTCGGCGGCTCGCTCGCCGCGAGGCCAAAGGCCATGAACAGCGCAGCCGCGCCGTCGATTTTCTCCGCGCTGCGCTGTCGGTCCGGGGCGGAATTGAGGTTGACGTCGTGCCTAGCCACGACATTTGCCATATTCCACGTCAAAACGGGATCATTTCCGTGCCTCAGGCGCTCGCTCCGGTACGCGACCTCACACGCCTGCATCGCGGGGGAGTAGGAACGCGGACCTTGGATGAACCGCTCCAAGTTCACGCCTTGCTTGCCGAGGTTGATGGCGATCTGCGAAGCGTTCCACAAGTCATAGCCGACGCGCTTGGGTTGGAAGCGTTGGCAGTCGGCGAGGATGTCCGCCTCAATCACGCTGTAGTCCGCCACGTTGCCTTCAGTCTGCTTGATCCAGCCCGCCTCAACCCAAGGCTCATATCGCACCGTGCCGCGGTTATTGCGGTTGATCACGGCGTCCCGGGGCACCCAATAGCGTCCCCAGGTGTAGAAAATACCATCTTTCAGCCACAGCAAGCGCCACGCCGTCATGTCCGCCGTCGAAGCGAGGTCAAACGCCGCCCAACACGGTATGCCCGCGAGCGCGTCCAGATCCAACTTGCCCGCGCCGCACTTGTTCCAGCGCGCAAGGTCCAGCCACGAGCGCGCCGCAGCGCTGCGACGGTTGAGGCGCTTGATGCGGAACTCGGAGAGCGATCCGGGCTGCTGCTTGGCTTCCAGCGCGTACTCACGCAGCTTGTCGAGTTTTACCGAGACACCGAGCAGCGGGTTGGCCTTCTCCCACTTGCTTTCATCGAAATCATCGTCCTCATCGTCCAGCGAGTAGTAAATCGCAAGGAAATGGTCCGCTTGTACCGTGCCGCGCAGAACGTGCTGCGCGAAGGCGCGCATGTCGGCCCACGGCCCAGCGCTCTCAAAGCCTTCGGTGGTCGTGTACAGGAACAGCGGGTTTGAGCGAGCGCCCGCGGCGCTTCGCAGCACGTTGTACAGGTCGTGCGTCTTATGCGCGTGTAGCTCGTCAAAGCACAAGCATGACGGGTTGAGTCCGTCCTGCGTACTTGCCTTCGCGTTGATCGAGCGATACGTTCCCCCGTTTTTCCAGCAAGTGACGGTGTTCGCGAACTCCTCAACGTTGTAATACTCGCGCAGCTCTGTGTTCTTCTCCACCATGCGCTTGGCGATCTTCCAGACGATGCGCGCTTGGTCGCCGGTCGTTGCGGCGCTGATTACTTGCGGCCCCTCCTCGCGTTCCTCAACGAGACAGTACAGCTGGATGCCCGCGGCCAGCGTGCTCTTGGCGTTCTTGCGGGCCACAGAGTACAGCGCCCCGGTAAAGCGCCGCGAGCCGTCGTGATTGCGAAAGCCGAACAAGTTACAAAGGAAAAACGCCTGCGACGGGTGCAACGTGATCGTTTCGGTGCCCCATAAGCCTTCAACGTGATGGAGCTGCTCCATGAACGCGCAAGCGTGGTTGGCGCGATTCGGCGACCAGAGGAACGGCGGCTCACCGCGGGTGACTTGTGCGCGCTTCAGATCATCCAAGAAGCGCCGCGCCGCGAGTCGGATCCAAGCGCCATACTTGACGCGCTTGGCGTCTGCGCAAACATCCTCGGCATAGCCCAACGCCATCGCGACATAATCGCGTTCCTCGCCCGGGGGCGGGGCTTCAAGCGCGCTTTTGGATGCGCGCGAAGCGGTTTTGAGACTTGTCTTCGCCATTATCAGATCCCAACTTGGCGCGCGATGCCGGCGTCATCCCCATGTGATTGAGTGAGCTGAAAAGAATTGACGCCAACTTCCGGAACTCCCCGGCCTCCAGGTCGGGCTGACGGAACCGGAACAGAACGCGCGTGAGCGCGTCGATGGCTATTTCATCCGTGTTGTACAGCGCGTAGTTTGGAAGACGCTCAACGATGTGTTTCCACGTCGAATGCATCTCGTCCGGGAGGTATTCGGCGGGCAACGGGTCAAATTCGCCCGGTCCTTCCAAATCTTCGCGCTTGCGCAGGCGCGGGTTTGCGATGAGTGCGCCGCGCATCTCCAAAATCCTGATTGACGTGCGTGGTCTACCGGCCATTATGGAGTGCTCCAAAAGAGGCTGAAATACCGGGGGCGGGCGAACTTGTTGGATCGCACCATTTCAAAAGCGCACATAAAACCC